TCACGTCCGTGTCCGATAAACGAGGTCGATCTCCCCCCGTCCAGTGATACGGGATATCCTGATTGTGGTCCATTAATAAATCCTCCTGATGCTCTTTGAGGTAGTAGATTTACTTTACCACCTTTAGAAAATCCTTCAGGTTTGTTTGCTGGTTCTTGACCATCTTCTACTTGAGTGGCAGTAGTTTCACCCTCTTTAAGATAGTTATATGCTTTAACTCCACCATAAGCACTTGCTGCTGCAACTCCAAGGGCTAAACCTCTACCTAATAATCCTCTCCTTCCTTTGATAAGATTATTACGAAAGAAAATTAACACATTACCAAAATCGGTAAGAAGTCTAGTTGGATTGGATAACCAGCGAAGACCTAATAATAATGTTCCAAGTCCTGTTAATCCTTTTACAAGACCTCCTATTCTTTCTAAAGGATTTGAATCATCAGATAATAACTCATACAATCCATCGATTGTATTAAAAACACCAAATTCAGCAACTTTGAAGATGAATGTTGCAATCTTTTTAATTCCGTCTAAAATATTGACTAAACTCTGTTGATTTGCATCATCAGCAAACCATTTTAAGACAGTAGTACCAACTGTAAGTTTTACTAGACCACCTAGAATATTCAGTAATCCGTCCAGGAATCCAGGGACTTTCAGAGAATCTACAATACCACCACCTGTTTTAACCTTATTCTTTTCTTTCGGTGTATTGTATTGTGGAGTGAATGAACTTCCTGCACTAGCGCGAGTTAATTCAGATTGAGCAATAGCAACTTTTTTTAAATCTGAAGTAATAGAAGCAATAGAATTTAAAGTTGCCCCTATTCGATTAATAGCAACTGTATTTTGGGTTAATGCTTTAGTTAAATCTACGTTGCCGCCAGCATTTTTTGTAACAGTAGCAGATGGTTCTTTTACCTGTACAAACTTATAGAAATTAATTTTTGAACTCTTTGTTACAGTTGCCATTATTGAGTACGCTGCGTTATGCTAGAAGGTACACCAGTGACGACACCACCACCGCCTCCAGTATTTATGGGAACTGCTGTAGGTAGAGGAACAAGTCGCTCTAAAATCATTGGTACTGGGACAAATTCAAGTGCTTGTTGCATAGCATATTCTGCAGAAAGACCATCCTTAGACATTGCTCTGCTAGTAGTACTTTCTACCGCACCTAGAACACTAGGATTAACTCCAATTTGTGATCCAAGTTCTCGAATGCTCGATGTATAATCACCACCCATAGCACCAGTAACTGCTTTATACAGTCCACCCATATTAAATTTTTCGGCAACATTACTTATCAATCTAGTAGGACTAAGAGAACCAGACATAAGTCCACCTATTGCACCAGATGCAAGTCCAGAGAATTGACCCATACCAGGAACCATATTCATTCCAGTACTCAAAGCACCTGTAAAATTGCCGCCTAATAACTGACTACCTATCTGACCTAAAGGACTATTCATCATCGCACCCATGCCAGGAATCATTCCTAACATTGACATGGGATTGCCCGTGGCAAGTGTGTTAATTCCTGCCATAATTGGTGCAGCACCAGGAATAAAAGATGCAGCAGTTCCAAGTACCTGTCCAACAGGACTTTGCATAACACCACTAACTGCATTACTAACACCCTTAACAGCGTTACCAATACCTTTAACTACACCACCAAGGAACATTTCTTGTTGGGGAACTTCTTGTCCTGTAATTTCTTGGAATGTATTTGGTCTATGTAAAAACTCCCAGATTGCAGGACCAGAGTTCCATACAGAACCAATAGCATCAAAGATTGGTTTGATAGTGTTATCGTAAACATACCCTGGAAGGTTACTAACAATTTTCCAGGTTTCATTAATTGCTCTAATAGCAGGGTCAATATATCCCATGATGGGATCAATAATCATCTGCCCAATTTCTTTTGATTTTGCTATTGCTTGACTAATCGTTTTGCTAGTTGCAGCACCAACAGCTTTCATCATCTCAGGAATCTGTGACAGTGGTGCTCCAAGCATCACTAACAATGAACCCAACTTGCTAAGTGCTTCTCTTGGTCTGAATCCTACTACAGCATCTCGGATTCCTTCAACTAAACCTTTGACTTTATTAAATGCCCAATCAATTGCTGCTTCAGCAGAAGTTTTAATAATGGACATCAAAATAGGAGCACCCTCAGCAAAAATTTGCCCAATTCCTTTAGCACCAGATAGAATCGTGTCAAAGATAACTTTGACTAACTCTTGCGGACCATTAACAACATATTTTTGGAAGGCATCCCACATTGCTTCACGCCAGGGTTTCGAGACTTCCATCATATGAGTAAAGAAATCTGCTGCAGCACCAGAAGCATAATTCCACATGTTCATCATAGAGCCCCAGGCACTACTCATAACATCTTGACCGATGTTTAGGAATGTTTCCCAGGCACCTGCCCAGAAATCTCCATTCATAATATAGTCATTCCAAAGAGACTTCATACCACTGATAAGTTTCTTGCCCATAGCACCAAGGTCAGCACCTAAGTTTGCCTTACCTAACATCAAATCATATAAGTATCCGCCGATTGCCTCACCTGCAATGCCACCAAGCATTGCACCAACAAATGCACCTAAAGGTATTGTAATGGGTGCTGCAGGACCACCCAGAGCACCTATAGCGCCACCTGCCCAACCACCTAAGAATGTACCAATACCATCACCAACACCCATCATGAGCGATTTGGCGATAGACTCACCCATGATCCAATTCAATGCAGCAGTCAGTAAACCACTTATAAGTGGTAACTTAAATGCACCGATTAATTTCTTTAATCCTGTTACACCACCTCTTCCAATAACTTTCAGGAAGAAACGATGTGTTGCCTTAGTTATATTTTTACCACCATATTTAAAAACCTGTCCAGTAGCTTTCTTACCAACCTGTTCACCAGTTCCTTCAAGAGATTCTTTAGTGGCAACCTTTCGTGCTTGCTCTAACTGGAAAGGAGATAGTTTAGGACTAGGTTTTACTGTTGGTCTTACTGATGGTTTATTTGCTGTTGGTCTTTGAGTAACCTTTTTTGATTTATCGACTCTTGGTGGGCGATCACCTCGCCTTCCAAGAATATCGACCAAACCTAGAATATCACTAATTAAACTGAATGGATTCATCAGGTATTTCAACCCAATGATGCCCATCATTATTTTACCAAGACCACCTAATCTAGATAAAAATGACCCATTAGGATCTGCTAAAGCACCAAATCCATCTAAGATATTTTCAGTAAATCCCTTCGCCCAACCAAATATCTTTTCAAAAACAAATTTTGTTCTGTCTAAAAAGGTTTTTAATTTTTCAGTATTTTGGTCATCAGCTAACCACTCTAATACTTTTGTAGTAATTGCAAAAGATGCTAATTTTACAAAGGTTGTTGCGATTGGTCCTAGAAATTTATCAATCCAACCAAGTCCTTTCTTGGCAGAGTTTTTAATCTTTCCACCAAGATTTGCAGCTTTACCTCTTGATTTTGTTGACTCTTGTATTTCTTCGGACGCAGTATCTTTCTGTCTACGGTCTCTCCTCCTTTCAAGTTGCTCACGCTTCTTAGCGTCCTTTACCTGAGCAATTGATATTTTTTCTATATCAGATATTACAGTTCCAATAGAGGTCAATGTTGACCCCATTCTATTAAATGCTAACGTCTGCGAGCGAGCAGCAGCAACTAACGGGTCTTTTGTTGAGACAGACCCAGAATTTACAAACTTATAAACTTGTAATTTAGCCACTAGCTGCTTGCTGCTCCTTCATTCTACGTTCTTCTTCTTTGAGGAATTGTACTAATAAATTCACATAGATCTCTTTTTCCCAAGGCATCAGATTATCGATGTGTTCGATATTCCATTTATGATGATGCATTAGCGCAAAATTACCTTCATAATAAGAACGAAGATTGGCGTGAAGGAGTGCTATGCGAAAAAACTCGCTAACCCCTCAAGGACAACTTCACTTTCAACACCAGTATTAGGATTAGTTACCTTAAGTGTATGAGAAAGTTTAGGCATCGTTTCAAAGAATTTTTGAATTGATCCAAACTGCTTTGAACTTAGTTGGTCAAAAAATTCAAGCAATTCTTGTTTCGACGAATCGGCACAATCATAGACTTGATCCGCATCAGCAATTGTTTTTATACAACCTGCTGCCATGTCAAACACTTGGTCAATTTGATTGACTTCCTCACTAAAATTCATTTTAACAAAAGTTTCGAGATTGGGATATCCCATGGTAACGATAACTTCATCGGACAATTTAATTTCAGATTTATGTCCTCTGGTCTTTTGAACTTTGATATCATCGAGAGAAATAGAAATAGACATCTCTGTTTCTCCATCATCAGGACATGTCACAGATACATCAACAGATTCACCGACTGATCTAGTACGAATTTGCAGAAACACAAATTCAATATCAAAAGTTGCTAACGAATCAACATCAGCGATATCAGTACATCCTTTAATAATATCTTTAATAGCAATAACAATGTCCGATTGTTCTCCCGTTTCAGTTGCTAAAAGAAGAAGTTTTTCTTCTTTTACTAGAAACGGTCTATAGTTCACAGTTCTGCCATCAGATGGCAGTTTCAGTTTGTACCTAGGTACATTTAATTTAGGTAATGCCATAGAAATTCACATCAGTATTTTTATTTAGGCAATGTTTCCAGATGAATTTGGGAACCCAGAGTATAAAGCAGTTTGATTCTTCGGAGTAGATTGAGTGGTAACATCATCTCCAGTGGATGGGATTGTAATTAATTGTCCTACACCCTCATCATCGAAAGCAGACTCTGGATAGAATCTATATCTTTCATAATAAAATTGCACGTTAAGATCCATAAGTTGTGCGGGACCGTTATTAAGTTGAACGGAACCAATATTATATGGGAAAACGTTCTTGAGAACCCATACTGCAGTCAATTTATTTTTTTTAGCGAGAAGTGCATTATTACCGTTTTGTCTAACTGCTCTTAGAAGTTTGGGGTCAGTTACAGCATCTGCACCACCACCTCTTTCCCACTTGTAAATGTATAATTCAGGACAAACATAGTTCCTATAATAATCTGTATATTGATTGGCATCATTTGCCATCAACTGCGTCCATCTTTCAAATAATGTTCTTGTATATTGAGAACGTGGCATTTGAAAAGTTATACTAATCTGACTAAATGCCGTTCCTGTCCCATATTTAAATCCCGAACCAACATCAACTTGCTGTCCTGTAGTAATTTGCTTACTGGGTAAATTGACAGTTTTTGCATAGTAATCTAATAAAAAACCCATCCGACCAGTTTCAGTCTGTAATCTAGAGGTCTTAGTATTTCCACTACCTTGAATTAACATGGGTGGACTAGAAAAGTGAACAGAAAATAGATTCGTTGTAGCAGGATGCATGTCAGCATCCTTAAAGAATCCGATAAATTCCTGAAGAGAGTTATATCTAGCTTGTTCTGGTCTTTGGATTGCCATTAGATTTTAAGTTCCTTTTCAGTGATTAACATAAACTCCCAACCTTGGTCCATACAAAATTCAGTTGCTGCTTTCCACTTTGCTTGGTTTACAGCATATGTAACAACTTCATTAATATATCTTTTGGTATGCCTTTTTTGAGTTTTAGGTTCTTTAGTTTGTTTGAAGGGTTTCACTTCAACTAGATACTTTCTTTTACCAATCTTAACATAAAAATCTGGAAAATATCGATGCCTTCTACCATCAACAGGAGATACATAAGGAATAATAATTTCTTCACTACCCCACTCTTGAACAGATCTGGTAATATCACACCATTTCATAAATTTATACTCCCAAGATGATCTGTAAATTACATTACTTGGGTCTCCTTTATACTTCCCAGGAAAAGAAGGTCTGTATCTACCTTGATATCTCATAAATACATAGAGGTCACACTATATTTAGGTGTTAAGTTGGCGATATTCAGATACCCATTGACACCTCCTGTATCAGGAGGAGATACCGCATCATTAGCGGATGGTTCCACTGGAGCTATTGATTACATCAAATTCCGTCGTCATCGACTTAATTATAAAGATAGTAGTAGAGCATACTACGGTCGTTCATTTCCAGAATCAAGTTCGACCAACCTTAAGTATAATCAAAATACAGTGTATTTGGCAATGCCTAAAGGATTGCAAACTAACTATGCTCCTCAATATACACAAATTGACCTAGGTGTATTGGGTGTATCAACAATCGCTGCTATGGGCGGTGATATCACAAACACCGATAATCTTGCTGCTGCTGTTAAATCTGCTGCTGCAGCTGCATTACCAGAATTTGCTGGTTCTGCTGTTTCACAGTTGGCAAATGGACTTTCTCAAGCAGGTGGTCTTGCTGGTGGTCTGAATGCAAATTCACTCCAAGCATTAACTAAGGGAAGAGTATTCAACCCCTTCAAAGAACAAGTCTTCCAGGGAATGAGGTTCAGACAGCATAGTTTCAACTTTAAATTGGTATCCAGAGATGATCTGGAAGCTAGAGAAGTAAGAGACATTATACGTTACTTCAAAGAAGGTGCTACACCAGCGGTAACAGGTGCCAAAATTGGTGTTGACGTTGATGATAAGGGAACTGGAATTGGCACTGGACTAGATGCTGCTTCCTCACAAAGATTTTTCCAAATTCCAGATTCTTTCAATATTGATTTTGTGAGAATGTCTGCTAATGGAAAAAGTTTGAACACTAATGGACAACCATTACACTTCAAAATTCATCCATCTGTATGTACATCAATTAGTGTTAATTATGCTCCAGATGGTCAATATACATCATTTAAAAATGCTGAGTCCATAACAACTGGAGTTTCTGTTCCTGCAGTAGATTTGAGTTTACAATTTACTGAACTGAAACTAGTAACAAATAACGATATTCAAGAAGAGTTCTAAAATGGCAGCTTACTTTTCCTATTTCCCAAATGTTTACATCGGTGAAGGTATCACTGATGATGAAAATTTTAAGTATCGTCTTGTAAAAAATATTTTTCGGAGAGTCAAAGCAAGAGATGAATTAGAAAAATATACTACACAGTTTGAGTCTTATTCTATTCGTGATGGTGAAACCCCATCATCTTTAGCATATAGATTTTATGAAGATCCATTTTTAGATTGGGTTTTTCTGGTTGTTAATAATATTATTGATGTTTATGATGAATGGCCAAGGGCAGAGGCAGACTTAGTGCAATATATTAAAGAAAAATATGATGATCCTGAAGAAATTCATCACTATGAAACTCAAGAAGTTTTATATAATGGCATCATCTATATTAATGAAGGAATTATAGTGAACGATAGTTATAGAGTTACCATGCCTGATGGTACTATTAAAAGTGAAGTAGAGTCTGTATACCCTGTATCAAACTATGAATATGAAACTTTTAAAAATGAACAAAAACGTTTGATTGTTATTCCTCAACCATCAATGGTTGACTTGATGGTTGGTGAAATGGCAGATTTACTTGAATATCAACCACACGCCGAATTAGATAAAGCAAATAATAAGAAGACTCCTCTAAGTCTCTCTTCTCTCTTTATTAATAATATTGGTGGTAACTATGCCAATACGGCACCATCTACAGTTGGAGAGACTGTTACTAGTTTTGATTATGGTCCGACCACATCAGGTAATTCTGTAGGAACTGCATCATCATCTGTACCTACAACTACGACAGCAACAACAACTACTACAACTATTTCTTCTTCAACTACTAGTACATCTTCTACTAGTAGTTCCAGTTCTAGTTCTTCTAGCAGTTCAAGTTCCAGTTCTTCTGGTAGTTCAGGTTCTAGCGGTGGAGGATATGGAGGAGGGTATTAATCCTGAAGATTATATACACGTAGATATGTCAAAAGACGGACTGTATCTGACATACAAATCCGTCTGTTTTTATCTTGAAAAGTGGCCAGGTGGTGATCCTTATGAGCAGGAAGCACTAGTAATGCTGAGAAATAGTTTAATGAGAATCTTACTAGAGGAGCAGTTCAGAAAACCCTAGATACTGAAAAATTGGCGGAGATTTTTTCCGCCAATTTAGGGAATCAAAAGTCGAATTTGGTTTTAACCTCCATCAACTTGACATCCTACCAGTGCTCCACCGACAATGCCAAGAGGGATCGCCCAAAGGCGTCCTTCTTTACGAGATAGAGCAGCACCTGCACCACCTCCAGCAAGACCACCTAGGATTGAACCTTCGATGCAAGAATTGTCATCGGTATTGTGTTTCCTAGGAGCATCATCACGACGATAGACTTCACGATTACAAGGAACTTCTACTCGCTCTTTATATGATGAGACATATCCAGGAGACCTAGATGTGCCAGGAATATACTCTTCACGGTATTCATTACGATAGCATCTGTTCTCTGAAGCATATCCTCTTTGAGAATTATATGCTTGACGGTTGCTTCGGTCACCAATACTCTCTGCGCTAACAGGCAGAGCAGAGAGCAGCATCATTGTAGCGAGTACAAGTTTCATCAATCTTCCTGAGCAAGTTTGGCGAAGTAGGAGAGATTCAATTCATCTTCATCCTCTACAGGAGATGATGCAACTGCTTTCTCTCGGAAGTCTGAAACTTCTTTACCCCAGTTCTCTACTGGTTCAGGTTTTGCAAACACTTCTTCTTCATCCTCACGAATGACAGGAGCAGATGCATTAGAGGTCTTACCAAGCACCAGATTCATACGTGCTTGTAGTTGCTCATAGGACTTGAAGTTCTTAGGATCTTCAAACTCAGCAAGAGAGTATCCTTGACCCCAGATTTCTTCCAGTTTGTCATCATCAAAGTTGCCAAGAGTGCTAGGTGCAGCAAACTCAGACTTGTCATAGTTCCAGTAACCTTCAACCTTACGAATCTTCAGTTTGAAGTCAGCACCTTTCCAGAAGTTGAAAGGATCGAGAGGAGACTCGTCTGCAAATGCAGGTTGCATTGCTTCAGTCAGTTTGTCAAAGATTTTCTTACCAAATCGATAGAGGAAAACACGACCTTCGTTCTCAGGGTGAGCAGAATCGCTCACGACATAGATGTTAGAGTAGTAAGAGAGTTTACGTTTCTGAGCACGAGCGATCTCTTTATCGCTATCACGACCACTGTTCCACAGTTCGCGATTCATTTCACCGATAGGATCATCCTTACCAAGAGTGGTGAGTGAGTTCTCGATGTACCATTGTCCACCAGGACCTTTGAATGCGTGACTCCAGACCTTTGCCCAAGGCATCTCTTCTCCATCAGGAGCAGGCAGGAATCGGATAACAGCATAACCATTGCCAGACTTATCCATCTCTGGTTTCCAGAAACGTTCGTCAGCAGAAGAACCAGCAGCAGGCTGATTCAGTTTGTCAATCTCTCGTGTCAGTTTAGCGAAGGTGTCACCCTTGCTTGACGCTTTCTTGAGACTTGCAAAAGACATTTAGTATTCTCCGTATTGAGTGTGTGTAGTTGGATTGTTTGCTACCCTATAAGGATAGCATAGTATTTAGTCGGCGTCAACCTCCCTCTGTGCCGCTGCTTCAAGTGTCTCCACCATGGCATCCATGCACTCAGCAAGGTCGCGATACCCAAACGCCTGCGACAAGGCATTAATCCTTGTCTTCATGTCTGATGCTTCAGTATCTTCTGCTGCGGCAAGGCATAATCTACCATAAAAAGTTTTCTGTTTATCAATAAGAACCTTACAGTCTTCGATGTGTTCTAATTTTTCATTCATATCCATTCGACCTAGTTGAGAAGTCATAGATGCGACTTCTTGATATGTGTTAAAGATATCTTGTAGATTTTCTTGTACTTGTTCTGATTCAAAAAAGTTGTTCATAGTTTCGTTCTAATAACAGTTAAAATGGTATCCTTATACTCCTGACAATTTATTTTAATAAATGGTTTATATTTTATTACTCGTTTCTTCACTTCTTTCCAAATAGGATCTGATAATTTTTTATCAAATCGACTAATATATCCTAAACAAGTTTCAAATACAACTAGAGTTTCTAACTTTACCTCTCCAGAAAGATAGTACTTTAATAGAGATGGATGTTCTCCTTCCCGAACTTTAAAAATTTTATCAAACTTATCTTGATAGGGAGATTCATATTCTTCTAACAAAAGATTTACATCCTGTCTAAATTTATAACCAAAAGACTCTTGATTTACTTTCCATCTTTCATAGTTATCGGTGGAGAATGATTGGATGTATCCTTTAGGGTCATGCATAAAATTTGCGACAAAGTAATCTTGGATAACATGATCCTCATACTTTGCCGCAAGTTTTTTAAAGAAATAACGATCGCGTCGTTCTTCAAAAGATTTTTCAGAGGCAGATACTTTACCTCTATATTTCACATAATCATAGTTATCTTTAGTGAAGTGCATCTTCAATGCAAGATACATTTTATACACTTCAAATCCAGTCACAGTGGCAAGACTCCTTTAGATGATTGTTTCATGTAGTTGAGACGTTGCGCTTCATGACGCAAACGTTCTTTGAGTGGTTTGGAAATAAGTTTTGGAACAGTTTCGATTTCAATTTCATTCTCTTGGCAGTATGTTACAACTGCTTCGACATATGAAATCAAACCATTACTACTCTTTACTAATCGCTCAATCTCTTGAGAGAATTTAGTAGGAGTCAAAAACTTATCGTTTGTTTGTTCTTTAGGCATTCGTTTTTCCCCTAACAAACTCTTCAATGTAGGACTTGAGTAATTGTAAATAGTCATCAAGATTGTACTTCTCAAATATTTGAATAGTGCCTTCTTCGGTGGCGATAAGTGTGACAATTTTCTTTACCTCTAAACCAGTTCTTTCAAGGAACATCGCTGCATATGCAGTCTCTTGAACAAAATAGTTCTCGATGTATGATTCCTTTTTTTCTTTAGTTGAAGTTTTAAAATCGATTACTGCCAACTCACCATCGAATTCAGCAATGCAGTCTACTCTACCAGCTAAACCGAGATAATGAGAGTATAAAAAAGTCTCAAGACAATGAATGTTATTAATACGGTTCAGCGTAGACTTGGCTGACTGAAACATTCTAACAGATAATGGGTTATTTTCCAAGTACCTATCAAGATCTAGTTGTCCTTTGATATAATCTTCGGTTATTGCATGGAAGGCAGTACCTCTTTGTGTTGCTCTAGCAGTAATTCGATTCGCCTCGTTTTCACCAATTTTATTACGCCACTTTTTAAAGAAGGCTGCACTCTTGAAGGATGTGACTGAGGTTACACTCGGATAATATTTATCTGCTCCAGGAATAGGATAAAATCTAGTGCCATCTTTTGTTATAGGTTCGACCTCAACATGCTCACTAAGGTTTACATCAATAAAATTAAACATCAAAAACCTAGATTGTATTTTGTAAGAAGGTATGCTTTAACCAGACCAGAGCGAACGATGTCTTCAATGCCAAACTCTACACAACTAAACTCTCGCATGTTTTGGAGAATCTTTATGAAGTCTGCAATACCAGACTTCTCATTCTCTTTTACAAGGTCAGTCTGAGTAATGTCACCACATAGCATGATTTTAGAATCTTCACCAATGCGAGTGATCATAGAATCAAGTTCATGGAAATTCAAGTTACTAAACTCGTCTACAATGACAATGCAGTTATCCATAGTCACTCCACGAATAAAAGAAGTAGACCAGAAGGAAATTGTTTCCTGTGCTCGGAGGTTATCATAAAGCATGTCGAATGAATTGTCATCAGGCATACTGAACATGTATCTTACCATATTTTTATATGGTATTTGATATAATGCTGACTTATCTTCATGATCTCCAGGAAGAAATCCAATCTCTCTAGTAGGTACAAGAGACCTTACAATGTATATCTTATCATAAGGTGTATCTTCGTCAAGTACCTGCTGTAGAGCAAGATAAAGAGTAATAAAAGTTTTACCTGTGCCAGCAGCACCATGGAGTAAAAGATTTTTACCTTCAGAATACTGTTGAAATACAGTCTCCTGATTAGGAGTCAACGGATTGATAGGAACCATATAGGACTTATCAATTGGTTTCTTCCTCCTAATTTGCTTTGCAGTCATGTTGGAAGGGACAGGATTACTCGTAGTATTCCTTTTACGTGCTCTTGGCATAATTTATGTGTACCGACTAAGGTTTGATAGAGGGTGTGCTGCTTGGACTTTGGACATTACTTCCTTAAATCCATCAGATTGTTTAGGGTTGCCGTAGGTTGTACCTGCGACACCAGCGTGCCAATCCTTATCCCAATCAGGGTTATCTTCACGCCATTGCTGATACTCAGCAACGGTGCAGCGAAACTCTTGTTTTTCGCCAGTGACCTTATTTAGTACGTTGTATAAAGGCATTACGAACACTCCTCTTTTTTAAATAGTTTACGGCACTTTTTAACTTCTTTGAGTTCATCCTTAATCATCTGATAGGCATCTTCAGGTGATAACTTCCTTGCCATTTCCATAGCAGTGATGATCTCAACTCTTGTTCCGAAGTGTTTAAGTGCCTCTTCAAAACAATTTAGTTCCTCATACATCAGTCAATCCTCAGAGCAGGTTGAATGCAGTTGCAATCATCTAGATGCTCAGAGCATCCGCAGTCTCCGTCAGAGCACCACTCAAGCGCCTCAGAGATTACTGGGAACTGACAGATGAAATGCTGTTGAGCAGCAAGTGCAATCTCTTGGTGCTCCTTCTGGGTGCCATTGGCGGAACGCAGTTGGATATAATGGATCCAATTTCTGAGATTTCCCGTCATGTACATTTTTGTCCCTACGCATAATGGTAGCACATTTCTTGCACATTCCTTTGCAATACCATCTTCCAGCATATCCTTATACAATTTCATCCCTTCTTCAAAGTGATGTTGCATCAAGATTTCATACTTCTGTCTCTTGAAAGGATCGATATCATCAATACTATTCTGACGATTCTTAGTATCTTGACGACGAAGTTCTGGGATAGCAATTTTATCTGCCAACATAGAACTGTCAGCATACCGCTGAGAAAACTCTTGGAATGTGAAACTCCTATGACGTAACACCTGAGCTGCGATTGCTCTAGTGGTACTGATTTCAAGAGTCATAGATGCTTGCTCAAACACAGACCAATGTCCATGCTTGATACAATACTTTAGCAGTCCAGAAATTTTAGGGTTCTCCTGATTAGCAGGATTGCTCACACGAGCAATATATCCAATGGTCTTCTCTGCATCAGGAGTAACAGAGATCAAACATACTTTAGTCATTCTTTATCAAAAATAATACGAGATAATAGATACAAACCAAGTGCCTTGAAGTATCCGATAGCAGCAAGTCCAAAGATACCTGGCACTAACCAATTCCATAATAGCATAAGAACCAGAGGTTTGACAAAAAGTAAAGAAAGTAAAAATACAATTGCTTTGGTTGCTTCTTCTTTGTTTTGTACTTTTTCTAGTTTTTCTTGTTCTTCTTGTTCCTTTTGTGCAAATGCTCTTTTATCAAAGTAGATAGTCATTTGCTTTTCTTCTTCTGCTTTTGATTTGGATCTTGCCATGTTCTGGGATTAATTCTTCCTTGAGTTTGTGTCATGTTTATGAAATCACTACGATAGTTATCGTAATAATGATCAAAGATATCTACCTGTTTTGATGATGATACTAAATCAAACTTAGTAATACCATCTTGTAGATATTCAACTAGGAAAGTATTATAAGGGAGACTCTTATCTTCTGCTATAGAAGCATCACATTCAGCATGAATAATTTTAATACCGTTTGCCATTTCAATGTACCATCATGTTAAGTTTGTTTGGAGTATGCATTAAGATTTCACCTCCAACCATTGTGTTAAATCCCAAAGAAATCCTATCTTCAGTTCTAGTATTTTTTTTGACATAATGAATCATTTGAGAGGAAAACAAAACCATATCACCTTTATTCATTTGAATATCATAATCACGGTCATCGGAATATTTTGTTTGTTTAAAATATGGAAATGTCCAATCTGGAAAAATATTAAGTACGTCTGACGCGAAAGAAAGAACGTTACCCTCGGTAAGAGATATTACTCCGTTAACAATCGAATTTTTATGCCTATGTCTATGATGATATTCTCCAGGTTTATTAATATTTGACCAAGAAGATGAAATATGAAATTCTACAGAATGTGCAATTCCTATATTGTCATGAACATACTCAGCAACACAGTTATCAACGTAGTTTGATAGTGGTCTGAAAATTGGATCTCTCATGACATCCATACTCAGACTCATACTGTTACCTTCATTATGTCCATATTGGAGATTTTTTACATGCTCAATTTGAGCATCAGAAAGTTCATATCCAGATGAAAAGAAAACTGGCATCTGATATATGTCTCTTACCTCACCCAACATTAAGAACGACCTCCCCATTCAATGTTTGGGTATGCTTCAGATACTACTGCTTTAGTAATTCTTTTGTAGTTTTCATTCATCCTACCATCCTTAACAAGGACTAAAAGTTCTGCTTCATCAGCAGAAAGTCCTTCTAGAAGTTGAACAAACATAGATTCTCGTTTCAATGCAGGTAGTTTATCTTGACCACCCTTGAAGAAACGGTATAGACCACGATACTCAGACTCTAGTCGAGTATGATCGGTGCCTAAAGGTGCATCATTGGGAGTGTATGGTACATCTCCTTCTGGCATCATAGAAATAATGCTCTCATCGAAGTTGATAATCAACAACTGTCTGAGAGCAGTACTATTGTGTTTACGAAGTAGAGAAACTTTTTCTTGCTTCGTTTTTGCATTGGAGACCTTTCTCAAAATCTCACTTAACAGCAATCTTGAATTGCTGTTTTCCATACTGCGTGGCATAATTAACTCCTTTAATCAATCATCTTCATCTTCATCAGGCCATTCATTCCATTGTTGAAAGTCTTGTCTGATGTAAATTAGTTCGTCGTGTAACATGTTACCTTCTTCGTCAAACATTTCTGGATGTGTGACTGATTTGGCATAGGCAGCGTTCTCGATGAAATCTTCAACGTATCCTTTTGCTAACCAGGAGACAGTAATGCCTAAAATGAATGCTCCAATAGTAACTAAAATTGCTAGTGCAATTAACATGGTTTCCTCCGTTTAACTGTTTACAATAATATGGAAACCAACCCTCCCTTGTCTAGTATTCAAAATTATTTAGTACTCAAAGGAGACTGTTTTCTCTGAGATACTTAACTGCTTCAGTACAACCACCAAGACGCTTAGAGTCTAACAGAACCTGAGGAAATGTGCTTCCTGTTCCAAATTTAGCATAAAAGTTTTCACGAGTAAAGTCTTGATTTAGCACTTGCTCAGTATAGGTATATCCCTTTCCAGAAAGAACTTGTTTAATCTTAGTACAATATGGGCAACCAGGTCTGGTGTAAATTTTAAAATTCATAATACCTCTAGAATAAAAAAGGGACTCCTAAGAGTCCCATGGGTGTTCCGACTTTTGTAGAGACCGCACGAAAGGTCTCCACATTATTTAGTCAATCAGAAGGAGTACTTCACACCCAATTTAGCACCGTAGCCGCGGTCAAGATCTTCGTCGCCTGAACCTACGAAGGATACTTCACCATATGCACCGAGGTTGTCGGTCAAACCGAGACCCAGACCTGCCTTACCAGAAGGAACGGTGTCAGCGTCACCGCCGTCAGGAGTCAGCACAGTAGCGCCGCCCTGGACGTAGTATGAAGCACTCTCGCCAAGAGCACCTTCGTACCCTACGTGCAGGTCTGTTCCAGCGCCGTTGTACTCGGATCCAGTCCAACCAGCATTGGTCTCGACGTTGACATAGGGTCCTGCGAAAGCAGCACCAGCGGAAGCGAACAGAGCAGCGGTTGCTGCAAATACAGTTTTGATCATTTGAAAAATTACCTTTAAATATGTGACTCGTGGAGTTGAACCCACGGATGAAAGAGAGATCGACTGTCTCTCGTTGTAATAAGTATAGCACCTTTGAGTGGTGCTGTCAACAAAGAGATGCGATTAATTGAGGCACCTTCATTTGTTGTAAACCGTAACAATGTACGGTTAGATATTTATACCAGAATCAATTTCTCTTTTTTGATTTGGTTTGATAATCCTGAAGTTTCTTTCTTGCTTCTACCAACATCTCTGCTGTCCTAGTTCTACCCTCAAAATATGCATCGGGATCTATCTCAATGTCAATAATATCCATAGGGTCTACAAGAGAATCAAATTCTGCATCAGAATCACCTAGAATTTCTCTAAGTTCTTCAGGCAAGTTTTCGTTTTTAATTTTTGGAAGTTCCATTAGAGTGTGTATTGTTCGTAACCTGTTGCCATTCTAGTATGCCAGAATAAGTTTCCATTTGGAGGACTTGATAATTCCAGCGATGTAATTATAACATTATTAGATGGGTCGCGCAATACCCAAGCAACTCCACCTGGATTTTGTGAAAAGTTATTCACACTATTATTATCTGCATTTGTCACTACTGCAGTCAGACTATAACTTCCTGTAGATGTAATATCAATATCATAAGTTGTTGACTGAGTATTAAATCCTGCATGAGTACCTAGACTAGTGCCAGACCAACTAAAATCCGCAGTATTATCTGCTTGAACTTGTAGAGTATGTGTTCCAGTAGTATTTACATCAATATTCCAGGTAGCAGAGTGTGCAGTATCTACTAAAGAATCTGTATTTGAAGGATATACAGAATAAGTATTCATGAAATCAGACCATGCAGGGTGTGGTCCTGACTTAACCCAAGAGATACTATTACCAGAACCACAACTACCTCCCTGACAAATTTTAACATACCATCCACCAGGATTTCGTGTCCAATCATACGCCAATCCTTCTGGAAGTCCTTCACTATCTACAAATCCAGCAGCAGAGTTGGTACAGTTAACGGTAAGTTTTAATACTCCTGCGTTTAAAGATGTTGTAGTTGAATATGGTGTAGTGTAACTGCCACCAGAAAATATACCTCCAGGTCCACTTAATAGTGCAGTTGTACTGTCATTTAAAAATATTTCGGCATTATCATCTGATGCTAATTGAAATCCATACAGTCCTGATGATGGAATATTAATTGTATATGTAACTGATTGCTCAATTTGGGGCAGAGTGCAGGTTGCAGGGTTTGTCCAAACAGCATAAGTATTACCTTCTTGACTCCAGTATGATACATTTTGAAGCGTGTCTATATTTCCTGTGCCAGAAATTTTTAATGATGCATTGCAATCGTTTCCATCATTATCTTTAAAACACAACTCACTTCCATTACCCTTTACCTCAAATCCACCACTATTATTTGTAATTGTTGCAGTGTAAGTTGTACCAGCATCTACTAAGGCACCATTAGAATCTTCACCGTTTTCCACATTAGGTGTTTGAGTAAAACTGACACCAGCAACACTATATGTTCCAAGTGCAGTTCCATAAGTGTTTGGATTATCATCCCACTCAAAAGTAAAATTTACTACACCGCTACCAGTACCAGTTACAACTAAATCCCCATTACTATTAAATGTAGCAGCGACAGTTGATTCTCCTACAATATACTCTGTAACAGATTCTACTGCATATGTGACTGGAGTAGATCTTTGTCTTTTGTAGTACAGAGTTTCAACTCCATTATTAAATCTACTGACAGGTAAAATATTAATATCAGAATCAAAAGGAGAACATGCATCTGGTCCTACATCAGGAACAAAAAATTTATCTGAAAGACCAAATCCTCTGGTCAATCCATTCCAGAATGGATCAATTTCAGCATCATCAGTATCAATAAGACAATTGAAAAAATTACCATCTTCATCAACTTGACATCTTAATCTAGGGATATCAAAGTCTATACCAATAATATCTTCAAAGTCTTTAAAATCTTTTCTGTCTGGTTCTCCACCAGGATACCGCCCACCATCATCACCATCATCATCTGGAATGGCACGACGACCTCCACTAGTAATATCAGCGTCACTTACAGGAACATCGCAAACAGGACCAAAGTATCCTTCTGGGTAATAATATGAAGGCATTAAAAAAGAGGGTTGTTACACCCTCTATTTATTTTAATTACTCAACCTTTCCAATAACCCAAGACCTCATACCAAATGGAGTATCAGCAATCAACGTCTGAGTTAGTTCTACTACATCTGATGGGACAACTAAACAGAATCCAATGCCCATATTAAATACGTTTCGCATCTCAGCATCAGAGATGTTACCTGCATTCTGAATGGTCTCAAACATTTCTGGGACATCCCATGCTCCATAGTCAACGTCAACAGTCAGACCCTTTGGAAGGCATCGTGGGAGGTTCTCAGGCAGTCCTCCACCTGTGATATGTGCCATGCCTAGGATAGGAACTTCATCTAACAGGTGCTGGATCAGACGGGCATAGATGGTGGTAGGTCTCAACAGTTCTGGCATCTCCTTATAGTAAATATAGTTTCTCCACAACATATCATTAACAAGAGTGTATCCATTACTATGAAGTCCACTGCTCTCAATACCGATGACTACATCACCTGCCCTGATGTTACTGCCGTCAACAATATCATGCTTCTCTACAATACCAGTGCAGAAACCAGCAACATCATAATCAGATTGTCTGAAATGCTCTGCAGTTTCTCCACCTAGGAGTTCCATTCCTGCCATTGTGCAACCAACATTAATCCCATACACAATGTCACTCACATTAGCATCAAGTGTTTTGGCAGAGATATAGTCTAGAAAATATAATGGTTTAGCACCAGAACATATAACGTCATTGACGCACATAGCAACAAGATCCTGACCAATAGTGGTGTAATCATCAGCAATCCTACAGATATTCATTTTAGTTCCAACACCATCAGCACCAGATACCAACATAGGTTTCTCATATCCTGATGGGATCTCCATCATTCCACTGAACCCACCAATACTAGGTGCCAATACTTTTAGATACTCTACAAAGGAACGTCCCTTGATAATGTCAACACCAGAAGTTTTGTAGTCCATTAGTCAGTTTTTCCTAGTCGAATGTACAATGTAATAAGTGATTGTGATATTAAATCACAAGAATATGTGAATCCAATTTGGTCTTCTTTGTCCCAGTGGTCTCTTTGACTTCTAAGAAGTGCAGAAAACTCTTTGATCTTAGACCTCATCTCTTCGTTTGTCAACTTATCCAATGATTTCTCCTTTAATAATACCGTCAAGTCGTTTTAGTTTCCATACAATGTACTCCATGGTGGGTACACACTGGGGATTCCACCCAGCAAAAGTAGAGTGTTCTCCACTTGGAATCTGCCAACAAGGAGCATCATCATTGTCAAGGTCTAGTGATTCTCTGTAAGCATCATCACCAAGTAGAACACATGCTCTCTCTGCTTGATTCAAACTACCGAAGCAAGCAAATCCATTCTTCTTAATCTCCTCAGGAATTTCGTGCTTCATTGAATAGCAAGTGGTTGTAATCTATCTAGAATCTCACGATAGGCAGGTACGATATCACCTTCATCCTTCCTGAACAAATCCTTATCGAATCTTTCGTTACTACCAATCTTCCATAGTCTCATGCTGTCAGGACTAATCTCATCGGCAAGATACAAATCACCATGAGCATCATATCCATACTCAACTTTAAAATCTACAAGGTCAATGCCCATGATATAAAACATCTGACGGAGATAATCATTAACTCGTAATGTCATCTCAATAAAAGGGTCAGGGTCATATCCCATCAAACGCACACGGTCTGGTGTCAGGAGAGGGTCATGCTTGCTATCATCCTTCAGAAAGAACTCAACAATAGGTTGTGGAAGTGGAGCACCTTCTTGAAGAGTTGTCTCACGAACAATAGATCCAGCAGCA